CGCTTGTTGTAGAATTTAAAGAGATTCCACTTTTCTATTGCGTCAGATGGGAGGTTCCGCGTTTTACCTCCGTTTGCCTTCGTTGGCCTGCAGGGGATGCAGAAATAGCGGATTAAGTTTTTACCCTCTGTCAGCTTCTGCTCCTTAAGGCCAAGAGCCTCACCAGATTCTTTTAGAGATAACGGAAGCCCAAGGTAGGCAGACCAGATCATGGAGCAGCGCCAGCTCTTTGGATTTAGATACCTGGTAGCAATTCGTTCTGGATAATAGCGGTGCAAAAACTTAGATAAACAAATCCTCTCAAAGTTTGCGTTAAAGGCCCATTTAGAAATCTCATCGTCTGTCAGGGCGTCTAAGATCTCTCTTGGGAGCCTTTCTTTTGCCGCAAGGTCTACGACCTGAACCGGGCTGTCGTCCATGGCGTATCCAAAGAGGAGGATCTCAAAATCAGGAGCCTCTGCATAGCGGTAGACGCCGGACTTATTCAGGTTGATGCTGGAATAGGTTTCAATATCAATGTGAAGCGTTTTCATGTTTTCTCACCTCAGGATAAAAGGCGGCAAGAAAATCTCACCGCCAAAAATAGTCTTATTTACAACGTTCTTTCTGCCGAAGAGCTCTTCTTGCTTCTTTTCTTTTGTCCTCCCGGATGGAGTCAAGCAGAAGCTTTATTCCTAGACATGCCCAGGAGAGCAGAAGAAGGCAGAAGCTGAGGACAAGCATCAGGCAGAGAAATGAGGATAAATTCATCGCAAGCCTCCTTTACGCCAGAAAATCATCGTCCGCGCTGTCCAGGGCAGTAAAATCGTCGGCTGCGTTGCTGTGTCCTCCGAGAGGTTCACCGTCACGCACTTTCTGGATGTTCCCTAAGCCGCAGGCGACGCCCTTGTTTCCGTTGGTGTTGAAGGCGTAAAAGGTAATGGAGACTCTCGCGTACACCCCGCTGTAGACTTCGGAGCGGTCCAGAATCGGCTGAACTCTTCCGTCTACGATCTGTGGCGGCGTCATGCTGTTTGCGTTGATGAAGTAACTTCCAGAGTAAGCAGGATCGTCTTTTTCCGTGTCGCCATCTCTGAGAGGAAGCTTCAGTGCTGCCTTGTTTGGCTTTTTCCCTCCGAACTTTCCGATGCCTTCTTCGATGGCGGCGTCGACAGCCTTGTTGATTTTTTCAATAGTTTCCTTATCGCCCTTTGAGATGATCAGGGAAGTGCTGTATTTTTCTTTTCCTCCGTTGATAGATTTTGGCTCCCACACGTTGGCGTAGGAGAGTCTGACGGTACCGGTTACGACTTTGGTTCTGTTATTCATTTCTTTTCCTCCAATGTTTTAAATTCTTCTTTTGCGTTTGCGATAGTTACTTCCGGGCGTTTATCGGTGCTTGGCACCAGGGTCAGCTTCCCGGGGGGCTTCGTGATCAGGCTGCCTAAGACATCTTGAAAGGTTTTCTTTCCCATCAGCTTTTCCATCTCAGTGATGGAGATCAGCTTACGGATGTAGATATCGTGAAAGCCGGCTTTTTCCGCGGCCTTGATAACGGCGCTTTCGTCCTTGTACTTCCGATTGCTTCTTCCATGAACGAGCTTCCAGTTTTTCCATTTCTTTCCGTGATGGATTGCCTGATTTAAAGCGTAGGCCGTGATGTCGCCTGCCCATTTTGTAAGCCTTGGAAGAAGGGGCAGGATCTCCTCGATTTCTTCGTCCGTGAGCTTAGGCGGGAGGGCAAATTCCTTCCTGGCAAGAGAAAGATTGGCTTCTGCTCTGGCCCGGCATTTGACCGCGGCCTTGCAGAAGAGGCACCAGTCGCCGCAGTGAAAATCCCCATTTCCTTCAATTGCGAGTTTCGCTTTTGGCTTTAGAACTTCTACAGCCCATTTCTTTAGCTCCTTTACCGGTTCAGTCCAGCTGCTGATGTTTTCCCGCCTTGGCTGAAAGATCGTCATAGAGACTTCCGTAAAGTCGTAGAGATGCTCATAGAGATCAAGTGCGCCAAGGGCATACAGCTTCATCTGCGGATTCTCCTCAGCCTTAACGACAATGCCTTGGCCGTACTTGAAATCGATGACGTGAAGCCTATTGTCTGACACGATGATGCAGTCCGAGGTGCCAAAGGAACCGGGGACGTATCTTGTCAGATCTAATTTTGTCTCCACATAGACCTTCGCATCCGGACAGGTCTGTTTCTCTTTCTCCCATTGCTCTAAAATGTAGTCCCGGTAGTCGTCCGTGCAGCTTTCCATCTCATCAGAATCATAGCTTGATATTGGCCTGCGGCTTCGCATCTTTAAAGCCTTTTTCAGCTTGTGCTCGGCCAGTGCGTGGGCCGCCGTTCCTTCTGCAGCGGCAGGTGTTTCCCTGTCCGCAAAGGTGAGCTCAAACCTCGGCGCTCTGGTGCAGTGAAGCCATCTTTCCGCGCTGGAAGGGGAGAGGATGGCGTGGGTTCTAGCTGGCACTTCCAAACACCTCCGCTTCTTTCAGCATCTCGCTGTAGTGCGAGGGATCGATGGCTGAGAGCTTGTCTGCCCCGTAACTTTTGATGAGAGCCCGGACCTTGTCCCCATAGCCTTCCTTTGATTTTGCGGCGAGAACTGCCCGGATGTCCGAAAGCTGAATCGGATCTTCCGGTTTATCGCTTTCTTCCATCGGCGCATTTACAATCCGCTCTAAGTCGTCTGCAGCTTCCCGGATGTGCTGAATCAAACTGGTTAAATCGTCTTTTCGGATAATCATAGTTTCTCCTTTCCTGAGTGTTTGTTTTACCTTACATATCCTCCGTCAAAAGAAAACCCGAAATCCGTACTCGCAAGAAGAAAAAAGTTTGATCAAAAAAGACAAACCGTGCCTGTTCCGGTGAGCCAGTATTCCAGCGGATGTTCTATATAGCTATATATGTTCTATATGTATATATGTGTATATATAGGTATATATTTATATAATTATTATTAATAGAATATACTGGAACAATGGAATAAAGAAACCGGGAAGCCTTGAAAACACTGAGGCGTAAGTCGATCCAGAAAAGGTGATCCAGTGCTTGGCTTACCGGAACTGGAATGCCTGAAGGTAATCCAGTTGAAGGACGGGAAGCTTCGAGTGGATCGAGGGAAACTTTAAGTGCAAAATATACGTATACAGAACGTCTCAAACAATGAAAAAAATATATGTGATATGTACAACGAATTATTGTAAATCCTCTATGACCCTGCTAAAATAGGCTTTATCGATTTATTCGAGTTTTGTGCAATGCAATGTTTATTATTTCTATCTTAGATGTTTCTCAATACAGCTTGAAAAGGGCAAACTGATCGTGAGGTCAGGACGCAAAACTATAGGGTCTTATTTTTGAATTTCCAAACAGTAAGATAGCCAGATGCCATTCTTGTAACGGAAAACATGAATGGAGGGTACGAAAAAAATATGAAAAGAAAAAAGTCAAAGATGATGGGGACGGTAGCACTTTCCGTGTTAGTTGCGTCCAGCTTATCGTCTCCTATAGTTGCACTGGCAGATACAACCAGTTCGGAAACAAAACCGGCTTCTGTCATTACCCAGCAGTCTGCTGCATCTACTTCAGGTAAGTCAGTAGCAGCATCAGGGACCCAAAATGGGGGGGAACGTTCAGCAAACTCCGCAACAGGGAGAGCAGAATAAGATCGTAGAACCTCCTGTTGATCCAAAAACAACTGCATCAAATAATGTCAATGCGGCAGTTCCGTCCGACGATAAACAGGGATCGGATATCTCCTACACGGGCATCCTGTACGGTTTCCTTCCCTTCGATTACACTGCCACAATCAAGAACGATGATGTCAATAAGGACAAAACGCTCGGCGATGTGTCTCAGGACTTCAAATACACTAAGTTAGGGAATGAAAAGGCTGGAGACTTTGTCATAAAGGGCGATATGTCCATTGATGACGACACCACAAAAGATGCTGCACACGCCGTGGAGAAAGACACTCAGCATAACGTTAAGGCTGACCTCGATGTTTCTGCAATCCACACATCCATTGAAAAATCGGGTATGTTAATCAATAATGCCAATAATGTGTATGTGAACAATCTGGAAACAGGCCTTCGCTCAACATTCAAGTTTAATGACTTAGACGGCGAGTTCTATGTTCCAACAACACTTGAGGATGCGCAGGCACATTACATTTTGTCTTCTGCCGATGATAGTCCTCTGATCTACCGCATCAACTATGCTAACTCCACATTCACTAAGGATAACGTCAGCATCCTCATGGACCTTGATCTGACAAAAATGCCGGAGTTCAAAACAACTTATACGGGCTCGCCATTAGACACGAATAAGATCCTCTACGGGGACGGAGAAAATGGCACCATGGAGAACTTCAATCATGCTGACACTGATTATGCATACAACACCAGCACCTTTGGTAACCTAAAGAAACTCATCACGTCATCAGCCAAAAAGATCAGCCTTTTGCTCAAGGATGTGACGCTCCACTCAGCATCGGGAAATAAAAAGACCACAGAAACTGATACACAGACCACGACTACTACGCAGGGCTCAATCGACGGTACGCTTGTCGGCTATATGAAAGCGGATGTCGGCCACAACAGTACCAAGGGTAATGTTTCTTACGTCTGGGGCGCAATGCAGGATCCTGCTAGTAAGGATGTCAACGCTGCTGACGATAAGGTCATGCTGACCGCGCAGTTTACAGAAACAACCCCAAAGGAAATCCCTAGTAATCCGGACACTCCGAGCAACCCAGATACTCCGGTTAACCCAGATAATCCGACTATAAACACACCACCTAAGCCGACAAAGCCGGTAGTAAAGAAGGTTACGGGTGTTCTGCTTCCTAAGGTTATTGCGAAGGGTAAACATAAGCAGACCTTGACATGGACCGCCCTGACAAACGTAGACGGCTACTATATTTACACCAATCATTGCGATGAAGGAAAGAAGCTTCATCCATTTAAGAAGGTAGCAGATTATATAGCCTCAAAGGCACGTGTTTACATCAAGAAAAACCTGAAGACGTACAATAACTATAAGTACTATGTTGCAGCGTATAAGATCAAGAATGGCAAGAAAGTCATTGTAAAGAACAGTGTTACAGTACACTCTGTAGCCGGAAACACAAGCGCACGCAGCACGAACGTGAAGTCCGTCAAGGCAAAGAAACATGCGGTTACACTGAAGAAGGGCCAGTCTTACACATTGAAGGCTTCCATTTCCAAGATCAGCAAAAACCGCGCATTCCTGGATAACACACACTGCGGATTAATCCGTTATCTGGTAAGAGACAGAAAGATCGCGACTGTCGATTATAACACCGGAAAGATTAAAGCGAAAAAGGCTGGAAAGACGATCGTATACGTTCTGGGCGTCAACGGAATCCGCGACAAGTGCGTCGTAACGGTTAAATAACCGGAAAGAATCTCCCTGAAAGGGGAATGGAAAATTTACACATTGCAGTGCAAAGGCCTGCAGGGTTCATCCGTTTGGGTGAGCTCTGCAGGCTGTTTTCGTTGTAAATTTCTTAGGCGGATGTTATGATATAGACGGTCCACATGGATACCTCTGTGGGCTCTATCTTTATTTGATTGCCGCCTTCGGGCGGTATTTTTATGTGAAAAAAGCCCACCAGCGTCCCGGCGAGGGGATGCCAGTGGGCTTAGGTTACTCTAACAGCTGATTGACTTTTTCCTGCACGGCGGCATAGTCGTATCCGGCGACAGTGAGTTTCTGCTTCCGATCAGCTCCGTTACCCCATTTTCCGGCGATGACTTCTTTCGCGATTTCTGTGGTGGATTTCTTGCCGCTGCCAGAAACCTTAGCGGAGGAACTGCTTGAAGAGGAACTTCCTGTCAGCTTCTCATGAAGCCAAGCCCAGGACTTCGCGGAGATATATCCATTTGGGCAGATCTTGCCATTGACGTCAAAGTGCCGGATCACATGGGATGCCGGGACGTTGTACTTTCTCATCAAGTGTTTTACGAGAGGCGCAGCGGTTTCAATAGCCGTCGGCGTTGGCACGACCATCCCGTTTTTCTTGTAGCAGCAGAGCTCAATTCCAATTGAGTTGTAGTTCGTGCAGACGTGAAAGTATGTCGCTCCACGGTTTCCCTGGTTCATCGCTCTTCCTGTGTCAAGCAGGCCCCCTCCACAGTGCCAGGCGGCTTTGCTCTCCGGGATGCACTGCCAGATCTCACTGTCCACAAAGTAGTGAGCACTGGCCCTCCGGTTTCCTCCGCAAAAATAAATGCAGTTGTTTTTTGCGGAGCTAACCGCGCCGACATAGTGAATGACGATAAACTTCACGGTCTGCCCGTAGCGGCTCTCCTGATTGTACTTACTGATTTTCTTATTAATCTTCATTCTTTACACCATCTCTTTCTGCTTCATCGTGAAGCTGTTCTAACACGGCTTTGAGTTTACTTGGAATCGGAAGACCAAGCCGGCCTGCGTTTTCCAAAAGACTGATTCCTTCGTTACTGAGATAAAAGAAAATGACCGCAGTCCGAACGACTCCGGCCTTTCCAAGAACGTGAAGGTCTACGATGTTGGCGACTCCGACCAGAAGAAAGATCAGCGCCTTTCGTGCGATTCCCTTAAATCCCACATTACTGGAAAGCTTCCTGTCTGCGATTGCGCTCATGACTCCTGTGATGTAATCGCAGACAACAAAGACGATGAGTGCGTAAAGCGGCCCGTCGCAGCCGCCAAGGTAGTATCCAATCCATCCGCCTAAGACGGCGAAGATCGTTTTTATTACTGCCCAGAATTCTTTCATGGCTTCCTCCTTTCTCATGCGGTGCGTTTCCACATGTAAACAGCAAAGTAGGGCGGCATGTTTTTTCCAGAGCCGTCCACGCCGGTTTCAATGTTGACCGCAGTCGTTTCGTTGTTTTCTGCAGTTTCACTAGAGGTGTAGGTTGCGCCTTTCCAGTCCGTTGAAGAGCTGTTAATGACTGGCGCCTTGTAATTTCCGCTCGCGGAGGCAACAGACCTCTCGCTGACGCCGGTCTGCACGTCGCTATAGTTATAGTAGAGATACCTAGCTCCATCGATGCCTGGTCCGTGCTTATGGGCACTTTGCGTATGGGTATGGCTCTCCTGCAGGTGATTGTGCTTAACTACAACTGCATCTTCCGATCCTCCGGTGCTTCCTGCGGCGTAGGTATCGCCTGCAGCAAGGAGGAAAGTGTCCTTGATCCTTTCCCAGGTCCCTCCAAACAGATCCGCTGGAGACGCCGAGTTTACAGATAGGTAAATCGATCCAACCGGGTAAATCAGATCAAGAAGCTCCTTTCCTTTGTAATTGATCCCGCCATTAAACTTCGCGTCGTACTGGCATTCAAAGCCGGCTCCTTCAGAGATCTTTCCAATCGCGAGACCTTTTCCGCTGGCGTGAAAATCCAAGATTACTTCTGCCGTCTGAACGATTGTACTTGCGCTGCTTGACCCAAAGTCGTCCGAAACGGTCAGGGTAAGCTGATAGCGGCTGGTTGGAAGAAAGTTCACGTAACCATCCGCATCTTTAAGATCAAGCTGGCCAGAGGCCTGGTAGCTAGTCATGGTGAGATTGATTGCGCCTGTGGACTTATCGGTGATATTCGTCCATGTCAATACGGCAGATTTTGAGTTCCTATTATTCAGTGGGCTTACCGAGATTCCGTAACTTACGCGAAGGCAGTTTCCAGATTCATCTGCAGTTAGACTACCGTCGCTACTCTCCGTCATGCGAGCTGCCTTCAGGCTCGTCACAGATGGGGAAGAGTAGGGAAGGACCGTAACTGACTTTTCCGCAGTATCCGAACTTCTTGATCTTGCGTCCATGACAAAAGAAGAAAGCAAGGAAGTACCTTCCTTGATCTCCCGGTCTGCTGTAATTTCCGTAAGGGTGGATGACAGATAGCTTCCTTCCGTGAAACTAGCAAAGTAAGTGGTTACGGGAGAGCTGTAGCTTTCCGTTCCTGCAATGGTCATCTTTGGAATGGATTTCCCAGCGACATAACCTCCATAGTGCTGAAGCAGGGTTTCTGTTTTATCCGAGTCATAAAACACGGTGTCGGTGACTTCCGAGATCTCAGCTTTCGGGATAACCGATGACGGCACGATCAGTGTAAGATTCTCTTGGTCTGTAGCAAGCACAGAGTCTTCATAGCAGGTCTCAAGAAAGACTGTGCAAGTAGAAGACGCGGAAGTTGTGATGGAATTCAGAAGATCAAGTGGCGGTGTAAACGTCGTCGTTCCTACAGCGGCAGGATCTGCGATGCCGTCTGTTCCTGTCAAGCTGTTTACCCGGTAATAAAGGTGATGCGTGTAGCCGGAGTAGTTTCCCTGGGTGGTTATCTGCACAGAAGACGTCCCGTCGACGATGCAGGAAGAAGTCGATAGAAAAAGAACACTTGTTTCCTGCCGCTTTAAGATCAAACTGCAGGTGTTGCTTCCAAGTGACGTGCTTCCGTTATATGTAGTGCAGGTGATCGTGCAGGTCCCAGATAGCCCTTCCGTGCACCAGGAAAGAGGCGGCGTCCAGCTGACCGAGGCTGCATTCGTTTTGGTCGCAATCGTATCTGTTTTTCCATTCCAGGAAGCGGTCAGCGTATGGGTAAAGGAAGAGGATTTCCGGTTCGTGTTAATGGTGAGAGCTGTCCCAAGCGTTCCTGAAGAGGGGCAGGTCGGAGCGGATTTTCTTGCGATCGTGGTGAGCGTTTTCGTTAAAGAGTCCTTCACGGTTCCTGAGCTCGTGCTGGTCGCGTAAGACGCGGAAACCGTCAGCTTTTTCGACCCGTCTGAGTTATGCTCGATATCCAGCGTTTTGCTGTAGATGGTATTGCTTCCGCTCGTTGTGTTATTTGGATTCAGACTGACATACTTGGTGTATTTGTCTCCATCAATAGTGACGGTGAGCTTTGGCGGGTTATGATCAAAGGTTCCGGAGGTCCATTTTGCGGTGACTTTGACGGTGACGTTCGAACTGTTTGAAGAGACCGATGTGCTGTTTTCGATAATTCCAATTGAAATTGTAGCTGGCATAGCTTATCCTTCCTGATCTTCCAGAAGTTTAAAAGACAGATTTCCATTTGGCTGAGGGACAAAGGCAAAGTCGTCTTTATTGTCACCCGCGCTTCCAAAACGGATAGACTCAATGATCCTTGCTTTTGTGATTTTCATGGTGTCGGTATTAAAAAAGGCGGAGACAGCTCCGCCTGCGTAAAGGTTCATGCCTTGCTTGCTGATGGTCACTTTGTAGGGCGATCCTTCTTCTCCGATCTCTATCACGAGCTCTCCGTCTACTTCTGCAGATCGGATGTACTTTAGCGGCTCGTTGATGAGGTTCAGAGCCTCCTGAGAGAAGTTTGAAATGAGAAGGGCGCCTGCTGCGATCTTTTCTGAGGTAATGGTTCCTTTTCCGATCTTGCTTCCATCGATGTTTCCGGATCCATCGTCAAGAGACCATTCTTTTAAGATTTCCTTTGCCTCATCAACGGAGGACTTCATCGCGGAAAGCTTCTCCTGACCATCAAGGGCTTCTTTCGCCTGGTCTGCTGCATCCTGAACTTTTGTGTCCAGTTCATCCAGCCTACCCGGAATCCGCTCGGTTCTTGCGACCTTTTCGGTGTGCGTCGTCCCGTCAGAATCGGTATAAGTGATTTCATCATAGATCACTTCTCCTGCTTCATCGGTAACGGTTTTGGTCTCTCCGATTAATCCTGTGATGGTTTCTGTGATTCCGCCATCTCCATAGACGTCTTCCTGGAGGCCAGAAACAGACGTATCAAGTCCGTCTGCTGTCTGCTGGGCCTGATCAGCGGCTTTCCTTGCGGCGTCTGCTTTTGCGTTGATCTCAGATAGAGACTCTCTCCATGGAGTCGCCAGGGCGCCTGCCTCGATTTTAAGATTTGCGATGTCAAGGATTGCTCCATCCGGCATCGCAGATAGGTCAAAAGAAAGATTCTGGGAAGATGCGGCTACTCCAAGCGAAAGAGCGGTGGAGGAGTAGTGGACCCAGACGTTAGCGTTATCGGTTTCAGTGTCTGCAGCCGTATTGTCGATGTCTGAGAAGACGATTTGGACATTGCTTCCGCCTTGATCCTGCATACAGACAGGAATCGTAAATAGCTCTGACATCCTGATATCGGCTGAGATGGTGTAGCTGTTTCCTTCCGGCTGACTGTCTAGTACATTTCTAAGGTCCGCTGCAGAAAAGAAAATGCTGTTTTCTCCAGATGCTGTGCAGGTTACGGTCAGGTAATTCACAGTATCTAAATCGGTATAGATGCCTTCCTCATTTTCTGAAAGCGTAAGATTTCCGGAAGCGGACCAACCGGTTACTCCCTGATTCGTAGAAACGAGAAGATTGACGTTTCCAATCTCCGTGTCGGCGTTTTCCTGGGTTAGGGTAATGTCCATAGAGTTTACTTCCGCGTCCGCGGAAAGGTCATCTGCTGCATCCTCTAAATCTTCCAGACGCTCTTCAAGATCTTCTAAGGAAGATGGATCATTCTCTTCAGAAGGGTCGACCTCTTGCCAGCTGTATTTTGCCGGATCTGAGGACTCTTCACTAGACTGGTCGGTGTAGCGTCCGATGAAAATCGGCTCATCTGGCATCTCTAGGGAAAGGTTCGTCCCGGATTCATCGTCTGCCCAGGCGGCATGAAGGAAGTACTCTTGCTCATTAAATTTTGTCTTTACTACCATAGCGGCCTCCTAAAGCATGGCAATCCAGTAAAACGAGGTGTCGGTGTCGCTGGAGCGGTAGAGGCAGAGATCAAAACCCTTGGTTGTGACGCTCTTGACGCTGGAAGACAGCTTGTTTGGAGCCGCGGTGATCGGGGTGATGGTGACGGACGGGACAGACGTGAAAGCCTTCGGAAAGTTCACGTGCTTGGTCACCACCTTGTTTTTCTTCGCGCTGACCTGAGCTGATCCTCTCTGGATATTCCGCACCTTAACGTTCTGACTGGAATCAATCGTAAAGGGTGAAAGCGCGGCGCTTACTGTGTCGCTGACGTTTTCATTGACTTCCGTGATGACGCTCTGAAGCTCGCTGTTCAGGTTCGCCGCGTTAAGCTGCGTTCCTTCTGTTGTGATGGTGCCTTCTGCTCTTGTAAAATCAAAGGTGCCGAGCACCTCTCCGGTTTCGGAGTTGGTCAGGGTATAGCGCCCCGGGTGCTCAACGACGCGGTCGATAAATGCCATCATATAGCCTCCTTAATATCCACTTGCATAGTTTTCTGCTGCGTAAATCAGGTCTCCGCTGTAGGAAGATGCCTTCGTCTGGTTGAGAAGAACCTCGATCCGGTCATTAAACTGCTGGATTAAGCCTTCGACCTGATTAAAGGTCTCTGCGGTCATGTCGCTTCCTGGAAGAGGGGACGAGAGACCCGTTACAGCATTCAGCTGGTTTAAAGTGCTTAAAATCTGATTCCACTGAGATACGGTCACGAAGTCATTTAGGGTGAAGTCCTCTTTCAAGTTCCCAGTTGGAAGAAGGACATTCAGATTTCCGCAGATGCGGTTCATGACAGAAGGCGTGACCCGGTCTGATGCGGTCCAATCGGTTTTCGGTTCAATCCATGCCATATTTCCACCTCGTTAACAGATTCCTTTCCGGTAAGTGAGCTCTGCCTTCGTTCCTCCTCCTTCGTGGGTCAGGGTGATCGTCTCAATGGTGCAGAGCTCTTCACTTCCATCCAGTCGGTGAAAAGAGAAGACATCCCGCGGCTGCATGCGTGGATCGCCTTTAAAGGTGAAAGAGCCGGTGATGTTTGACCGGTTAAAGAGATAGGAGTAGTTCGGGTAGAGCAGGGTGGTTCCGCCGTAGATCTTCCCGTGGGAAATCGGATCGACCGTGATCGTGGTTCCCGGCCTCTTTCCAGAGGGGAGAATCGAGGCGTTTTCCACCGTTATCGTGATGGCTTTTCCTTTGACGACGCACTGATTGAGCTTCTTTGTCACCGTCTTATAGATCGGCGTTCCTTTCTTCTTTCCCGTTTTGTATTTCTTCCCGCTCTTTACTTTCACTTTTTTAGAAAACGTGGACTTCTGCGCGGTCCAGACGATTTTGCTGGCGGTGGCTAGGACGGACTTTGCGTTGGAAACGGATAAATACCACCAGTAGCCTTCAGGGGATAGGGAGTAGCCTTTCCCAGCTTCTACGGATTTTGTCTCAAGGGTCTCGAGTTTAGAAGAACGATCGGCTTTGCTGTGAAGGCCATAGTCTGCATCTGTTGTGATCTTTGCAATATTTCTCTCGACGCTTCTTACCACATCGCCACAGTCTTTTTCGTAGATGTCCCATTTCTTCACTGGCTTGCTCCATGTCGCGGTCGGAATCCCTGCATCCACAAAGGCAGGCCAAAACGTCCCGTTATGCGATAAATTCATGATGTCTGCAACAATCTCTCTAGATGACTGCTCGTCAAAGATAAGCGTGTAAGGAGAGGAATTGCTGTTTGTATCCGGGGCAGGCTCCCGGGATACGAGTTTCACCCCGGAGTCCGTGATGAACTTGACGAAGCGGTTGTAGAGGGTTTTTCTGCCGTTTCCGCCGGTGGAGTTTACAACCTGAGAGATGTTGTTCTTGTCCTCGAGTTTTGCGCTCATGTCTTCACCTTTGATCGTGATGACGTTATTTTCCATCGAGGCCTTTTCAGACAAATAGAAAGATCGGACTTTGGAGTAGTCTCCTTCGTATCCCGCGTAATACCAGACAGGGACGTCGTCACCGACATTACTGATGGCCTCTGAAATATCATCTGGCCAGTAGGCCTGAATCTCAATTTCAGACACCTGCCAGGATGGACTGGTAATCGATAAGTCAGACCGTAGAGCAAGGGTGCAGGAAATCAGATTCTTGTTGCTAAACTCCAGCGTAATTCCTGGCGTGATGGAGGCGATTTCAATCCGGCTTTCTGGAGCATCGCTTCTTGCTGTCAGCGAGATCGATTTTCCGTTGACGGGGATTACGACAATTCTTCTTGCCGTGTAGTTAATTCCATTTGCTGTGATCGTTCCGGGGGCGTTTGATGTAACAGCTAGGGTTAAGGCAGCAATGTCGGTTTTCGAGGTGACGGTAATCGTAACCGTTTCTCCGATCTTAGACCTTAGGCCCAGCTTTCCATCATCCAGGTTTCCCGGGATGGTGGAGTCAAACAGGGAGCAGCTTCCATCCAATGGAAAGCCGGATCCAGAAAGATCGGTGAGCTCTCTCATGTCCCAGTGCTCATTATCCAGGGCTTCTGATACGTTCGTATCTGTCACAGCGCCTGAGATTCCTGCAAAGGTAAGATCGACCTTTTCGTTTCTTCCGGAAAAGCCGCAGTGGACTTCAAATGGCGTTCTTATCGATTTCTTGTTCTCGGAATCAATTGTGAGCATTTAAGAATCTCACCTCAACTTTCACATCCGACCAGACCGGATTTCCATCTGTTGATGTCGCTCTTGAAGCTGTGCTGATGGCAGAGGTCCTTACGATGCTTTCCGTGTGAGAAGCGCCGTCTGCACCCGTAAAGGTGATGCTGCTTTCCCCACTCATGGAAAGAAGAACTTCAAGCTGGGCCTGCGGAAGCATATCCCACTCAAGAGTCATATCCGAATACTTCCACCCGATCCTATCTGCAATGGTCGCTCCCGTGCAGGTGGTGATCTCGGCGGCGTAGATGTCTTCTCTTTGGGGAGAGAAGTCATTTGGCCTTAGGATTTCCTTTCCGTTTATCTGAATGGTCGAGTAGATCATCAGCCGAGCCTCCTTTTATAGGTGTCATAAGCGTGGACGATTTCTTCACCCATCTTCGGACCGTTCTTAAAGAGATAGACGTCTAGGTGAATATCTCCACCAAGAACAGAACTTTGAGAGATCCGGTTTGCGGTGATAACGGCATTTGCGATGTCATTTCCGGCTCCTGAAACAGCAGAACGAATCATACGCATGAGAGATTCGGTCCCAACGACCGTTTCGGATCCCGCTTCGCCTCCTGCAAGAAGGGAGTCTCCAGCTGCTCCAAAGATGGTAGGTCGATCTAAGATCATGCCGTTTTTCATGGCCTTGGCGTACCAGTCCACGGAAAACTTCGGTAAGGACCCTTTTCCTCCAATTCCAAACGGAGCTTTACCACCTGAAACATGGATATGAGGAAGCCTGAGGTTGCTGAAGATGTTTCCAATCCGAAGAGGAAAGAAGCTCTTGATGCTGCTGATGATTCCCCGGATCCTATCGCGGGCCGCATTGATTGGAGTCAGCATGGCGGACTTGATCCCATTCCAGACGCGAGACGTCGTTGATCGGATAGCTGTCCAGGCAGATGTAACGGATGAACGAATTGCTCTTACCGGTGACAGCACAGCGCTTTTAATCGCACCCCAGACTGTGACAGCAAGCTTTCTGATTGCTCCCCAAGTCTTAGAAGTTGCAGCCTTAATGCTATTCCAGATGGAGATGACTCCGTTTCTAAACTTCGCGTTTGTCTTCCAAAGGTAAATGAAGGTCGCCGCCAGGGCCGCTACTGCCGCAATGACAAGACCCACAGGGTTAGCCAGCATGACCGCATTCATCGCGGCCATGCCAGTCCGGACAAGCTTTATGGCAGAAACAATCTTCGGGGCAAGCGTCATAATTGTTCCGACACCGACCGCGATCTTTCCGATCACAATAAGAAGCGGCCCGACTGCTGCGGCGATGCCGATAAGGGTAAGGACGAGCCTCTGCGTAGCCGGGTTCATGTTCATGATGGCGTTCATAATCGAGATCAGCTTCTGAAAGAAACTCGTCAGTACAGGCGCAAGCACCTGGCCGATCGTGACGGTCAGCACGTCAAAGGTGGACTTGAGCTGCTCGATGGTGCCTCCGGTTCCTGACATCAGGGCCTTGGACATCTTGCCAGCGGACCCTCCGGCATCATCTAAAGCGTTCCGCAGGGAGCTGACGTCTTTCGGAGAGGTCTGAATTAAGGTCAGCCACTTGGACATCTGCTCTTTTCCAAATATGTTTGAAGCCGCTTCCAGTTTCTCCTGGTCGGAAAGGCCGGAGAAGGCTTTGTTTAAGTTCTTTAAGACATCCGGCATGGACTTAAGTGTTCCGTTGTCATTAAAGATGGAGTAGGTCTGGCCTGTGGATAATTTCAGCTGGTCCATAGCAGATGCTCCTGACTTGGCAGGGGAGGCGAGCCGGGCAAGGCCAGTCTTCAAGGCGTTCGCACCTTCAGATCCTGAAATTCCAGCGTTTCCAAAGACATCCGTGATGGTCGCGAGGTCTTTTACATCCCATCCGACCGTCTTGCAGATCGGGCCGGCAACAGAGATGGCCTGAAATAACTCAGACGTGTTCGTATTTGCCTGGGCCTGAGCCTTTGCCAAAACGTCTGAATAAGTTGCAGCTTCTGAAGAGTTCGCCCCAAACATCTTCATCGCGTTTCCAAGGCCAGATGTTACTTCCGACAGGTCCGTTCCGGTGCCCGCGGCAAGGTTCATAGCAGGGGTCAGCATGTCGGTTGCCTGCTTAGCGGTAAAGCCCTGCCTTGCAAAGTTCAGTGTCGCATCAGCCGCATCCTGCATGCCAAAGACAGAGGACTTTGCGGACTCTCCGATCTGATTCCAAAGACCCTTAAAGTCAGAGGCGGAATTTGCCGTGCTTCCCATGGTCTGCTTGACCAGGTTGAACTGCTTGTCGACGTTTCCGTAGGAGTTTACAGCAGCAGTCGCACCGGCCACAACAGGGGCTGTGAAGCCAACCGTCATCTTTTCTCCGGCGTCAGACATCTTCTCACCGACAGCTTTTACCTTTTCTCCGGCTGCGGCAATTTTCTGAGACGATACCGAGCCGAAGTTCTTGGACTCCTTTTCCAGGCTCTTTAATTTGGATTCTGTCTCCGCGATTTCTCTCTGCAAGGCGTCGTATTTGTCCTGGCCAAGACTTCCATTTTCAAGCTGCTGTTTGGCCTGGACCTGGGCGTTCTTTAAGCCTTCCAGCTTTTCCTTTGTCGCATCGATGGATTGTTTCAGCAGTTTCTGCTTCTGGGTCAGGAGGGTGGTGTTCTTCGGGTCGAGCTTGAGGAGCTTATTGACGTCTTTGAGGGAAGACTGGGTGGTGCGGATTGTGCTGTTGACGGATTTCAGAGCCTTTTCAAGTCCGGTGGTGTTTCCACCAATTTCAACGGTGATTCCCTTGATTCTGCTTGGCATTTGTCTTCACCTCCTCAATTACGGCATGAAAAAAGCACCTCCGAAGAGATGCGGTAAATCATATTGTTCTATTTAAGCGCCATGCGGATTACGATGCGTAGCCGATAAAATTTACATACCCATTAGTGGTATGGACGATAAAAAATAAAGCTGCCGAACAAGCCAGGGGGTAATTTTTCTTCCATAACGCATAAAACAAATACAGTAATGGAACTGCCGCGAACTGGCAGATTACAATGAGCCATCTGTATAGATGCCCGGTATAATAAAAAGCCCAACCGATGTAATTCATCAGCAGCATCGCAAGTGTTGCCGTAAAGAATATCTTTTCTCTCATCGTTGAGATTGAAAAACATCCAACATCATCTCTGACAATCAGCATCAGCAGAATCATTGAACATGTACCGATAATGCCCTGTGTAATCTCAAGCCACTTCGTTTCATTTTGCATATTCATGATGGGGTTGGAGGCCAATTTGATGAGGGGCATTATCATATACGGGATTTCCTGCAATACGAATAAAGCGATGCCCATAAAGGATATCCCCAGATAATAATGCTTAAACAAATGAGTGAATTTCAGCATATTGAGTACCTGCGCTTTCAGAAAAAATCTGACCTGAATTCAGCTTCTCTTTTATATATCGTACCATACTAAAAGCTTAAAAAGCATCAAAATCTTCCTGCGTCGCAAGCCTTCGATACTTCACTCCGTCATTTGCTTTCTCGGTCCAGATGTCAAGGACCAGGCCTATGGAAAGAAGATCAAGATCGCGGATGGAAATTCCGATCTCTATGCAGCGCAGAAGAAAAAGCGGGGTGGTCATTTCCCGCTCACTTCTGCGCGTCCTTTTTTTGCCTGGATGTCCGTCACAAGGTTGCTTCCCCAGAGCTCTAAGATTTCCGGAAGAACCTGATAGATGGAAAACATCTCAAACTGATCGAGCCATTCGTCGATCGTCTTTGGAATCGATGGATTCGCATGGTAGGCCATGATGTAGGCGACGTTTTCAAAAATCTCAAGATCATCGATCTCAAGCTCTTCGGAGTCCGTAGCTTTGGCCCGGTAAGACTTTTCGAGCTTCGACAGGTCCTTAAAGATATCCCGCTTAAATTTCAGCCGGTAGATTCTTGGGATCGCGGCAGAAGAGCGGAAGGTGACCGGCTTTCCGCTGATTTCAATTGTCTTTTCAATCATAAGCGTTCTCCTTTACTGGCCGGATGAAGATGACGAAGAAGAGGAAGACGCAGCTTTTTCCGTTGGAAGATAGACTGCCTTGTACCAGCCGTCATAAACCGTCGCATCCGTAGTGTCTCCAGATCTGGCTTTCACCAGGCCATCTGACCTTGGGTCTGCAGTGATCGACAGCTTCTCCGTTCCAGGCTCGATTGTATCTTCTTTTGTCTCTGACTCTAAGGAAGGACGGGATGCCGTGCAGTAGTAAAGAACGTGGCGAATAGAGTTGATGTCTCCATCAAACTCAAATAAAAGGGCAAACTTCACCGTGTCAGAAAGGCCGCTTTTTTCCACGAGCACGCCTTTACTGTCCAGTTCTTCCTGCAGGATCTCGGTTCGAAACCACTCCGGAATCAGGGCAAGCTCTAAATCTCCGGAGTAGCCGTTGTTGGTGATCGAACGGAAGTATACGATGCCGTCCGCGTAGAAGGCTTTGGTTTCACCCTCAGCATCAAGGCTGATCGAGACAGCTCCTGGGATCGCTTTAGGCGCCGCGTAGGAGAAGCTCGATACGCCATCTGTTACGGTTTCTGTGAGCTTTGCCGCGTAGACATTTTTCAGGTTGTATTTGACTTTATTTCCCATAGCTTAAACCTCCAATTCGTAAAGGACTTCATAGAGCTTTTCCGACTCGATATAGACTTCGGTCTTGTCATAAAAGAGGCCATGTGTCGTCAGCACGCGCTCGATGTTTTCCTCTTGGCCCGGGTTCTTTTTGTCCGTGTAAAGCTCGATGTGAAGCACGTGGATTTTCTGATAGGCGATTCCGTCCGCCGCGAAGTTATCGCTCTCCGGGAGTTGAAAGCAGATAAATGGCGCGGCGGGGGAGCATCCTTCTTCAAAATGATCATAAGCAAGAGGAAGCTCCGTTTCTTCCAGCATCTCAACAATTTCGTCGTAAGTCATGTCAGCCTCCTTTTAGTTTTTCTTTGATCCGCTTTTCAAGCTCTTCATTTCCTTTCTGTTCAGCCGGGGCGATGTGAGGCCTTGCAGAAACTCTACCGCCACCACGTTTTGCGTGGCCGTGCTCAAGGAGATGGGCGATCTGGTAGCGATTCCTTGAGTGGACGACCAGATCAATGCTGTTTGACGTCTCGTTTACCTTCTTTACAGACCAGGATTTCTTATACGCGCCGGTTCGTACCGGGGCGGAATCCCGGATGTCTGTGCGCACGTCTTTTGCGGTTTTCCTGACCGCGTCTTTCAGATCATCCGATGCTAGAGAGGCGTATTCGTCTAGCTCCTTCATGATGGCATCTTCGAGTTGGTCGATTGAGACTTTCTTACTCATGGCTTTTCTCCAGACTGCAGTTAAACTTAATCGAGTTTCTTTTATATCCCATCGGATTCACGTAGGTAATGTTGTAGATTCTGCCTTCTGCAAGGATACGGTAGTGGGTAGAGTCCACTTGAGAGAGCTCTGAGCACCAGCGGCAGGTAAAGTCCAGGGACTCCTCCGGGCTTATCACTTCACTCACGGTTTCAGATCCGCTGGATGTTCCGATGGTCGCGTAGCAGGCAAAATAATCCGTCCAAGAAGCCCCTTGGTTCTTGTATTTGTCCGTCACGATTTTCTTCTTCTGAAACAGAATGGGGACGCGGAGAGATGAGATGTTCATTAAAACTGCTCCTTTCTGACGCCAAAGAGAAGGGCGCGAAGGGTCTGATTCATCTCGTTATGGTCGGCTTCTTCCCGGTGCTCATAGAGGTAGGCGATGCAGTAAAGAATGGCAACTCGCATACGGATCAGAATCTTTTCTTCGCTTGATTCCCACTCTTCATCTGTGAATCTCGCGATGTCCTTGACCTGTTTCGTGGCAGTTTCAATCAGACTTTTGATCAGATCATCTTCGTCAGATGAGCTTACACGTAGGTAAGTTTTCGCTTCTTCTAATGTTACTTCCAACAGTCCACCTCCTTAAAAAAGCAGGCACCCTCGATTCAAACGAGGGTGCGAGATAACAATTCACCCTCAGTTTAATTGAGGGTGTGTGAGTCTAGGATTTAGCCTGCAGCCTTCACCGACAGACCTCTTACAGCTTCCGGCAGAATCAGCTTTCCATCCACACGTTCAGATGCGAGGAAGCCGATCTGGCCGTTTGCTGCGTACAGCTCAGACAGCCTCTTAAAAGATTTTCCCTGACGGTCTGCGATCCAGTAGTAGGAGAAGTCGCCAAAGAGGATGGCGACATTACCTGCCGCAAGCTCCGGTGCGTAGATCGAAGTCTTGTAAGGACGGTTTAAGATGGTGTCCGGCTGACCGGCAACTACGGAGGGCTGCCAGATGTAGTTGTTGTTTCCATCCTTGATCTTGCGGAGGGCCTTGACGGTGGAGTCGTTCAGAATCCAGACTGCGCTGTTTCGATAGACGCTTCTAAGTGAGTGGAAGACGTCCATCATGGCATCAAAGTTTATGCTTGTATTGCTGATCTCTGTCAGCGCATCCTTTTCCGTTGCGACTTTGGTAAAGACGCCTTCCGGTTTCTTGCTACCGTCACCAACCAGGAAAGCCTCTTCTTCAGCAGCTCCGATACGGCGGGCGAACTCCGTTGAGATGTATCCTTCCAGATCAAACACCGAGTCATTCATCAGCTCTTCCGAAACTTTGATTGCGGTTCCCAGTTTGTAGGCTGACAGCGTGATCTGATCGAAGGTATCGTCAGACTCCGGATAGAGCCCGTTTTCATCCATCCAGGATGCGGTGCCGTGAGAAGCGACGATCGGAATGGTGTGGGTGCCGGTCTGGGTCTGAATCACATGAGCAATAGAACGGAAGAAGTTCTCATCGGTAAGAGCCTGAAGAAGCTGCCTCTCATATTCATCTGGCACTAGGTATCCGCCGTTTGCGTCTGTACCAACTTCAAGAACGTTATTGACATCAAACCAGTTGCGCCTTCTGATGGAGTCCCAGAAAGCGGTTTTGTATGCTTTCGAGCCGATCCCTTTCTTTTCCTCTGGCTGGGTTTCAGCGCCTGGTTTAGAGGTAAGTGGGGCAGAAGTCGGCTGATTTAACATCTGGTCAATCTGCTCCTGCCTCTGCAAGCGCTCAATGTCTTTTGTCAGATCGGTAACTTCCTTTTCCATTTTCTCGTAGGTTACGGCATCTTCCTGGGAGACATTTCCACCGTTATCAGAATGCGTATCCAGGAATTCTTTTGCTGCATTCCAGGCCTTGGCTCTTTTCTCCATGAGATCTAAAATCTTAGTCATTGTAGTTTCCTCCTTAGTGTGATAGAAGCGCCAGGCGCTTCTTAAGTGAATCAACAGCTACTGTTGGCGCTGCTTTCTTCTTCGTTATCGGTTCTTTTGGGATCAGTTTAGAGAGAAGGGAGTCCGTGACAGCTTTTCTGGAAAACAGCATCTCAGGCTCTTCATTTTCCGGATCTCCATCAGAATAGAGAATCTCATCCGCAAAGCCGAGTTTCTTTGCTTCTTTCGCGTTCATCCAGGTTTCGGCATCCATGAGCTGAGAAATTTTCCTTCGTGAGAGACTGGTCTTAATCTCATAGGCGTTCACGATGGATTCCTTGACTTCAGAGAGCATGTCGATGGCTCGCTTCATCTCGCTTGAATCTCCAATCGCAACAGTCATCGGGTTATGGATCATCAGCATGGCAACTGGGCTCATACAGACCTTCGTCCCTGCCATCGCAATGACAGAGGCCGCGGAAGCGGCTAAGGCGTCGATCTTTACCGTAACATAATATGGGTAATCCATCAGCATGTTGTAAATCGAGGCTGCGGCAAAGACATCTCCTCCGGGGGAGTTAATCCAAAGGGTGATGTTTCCTTCGCCGCTGTTTAATTCCTCTTTAAAAAGCTTCGGCGTGACTTCATCTCCAAACCAGGTCTCATCGGAAATTTCTCCGTTTAGGTAGAGGGTTCTTTCGCTTCCAAAAGAATCTGGAGTTTCGTTTCTTACCCAGTTCCAGAACTTTCTTGTCATAGTGCTTTTCTCCTTTCAGGGGTCTTTGCATCCGTTTGTTTATCGTCTGTCTCACTCTCTTGCTCCTCCGTATTTTGACTTGGCGCAGATGCTGCGAAAATGCCAGCGTCTTTAAGCTTGGTCATGTTGCCATTGATGAGGTAAAGGTCTCCACCTTCTTCTTCCGGGATCCGGTCCAGGTTCTCGAGCTCGCGGATATCGTTTGCGCTCATCCATCCATTCTGCCTTCCGACCGCGTATCCGTTCATGCGGCTCTGGTAGTCTCCACGGAGAAGCCCATCCACGTTGAACTTAAAGAAGTAATCCTTCTTTTCTTCCGGGCGGAGCAGGGCCCTCTTCATGGACTGCTCCCACCTGCAGACCCAGGGGTCAAGCGTGTATTTCACAAACTCAAGAGACTGCTGCTCAATGTTACTGAAGCTGGACTTCTCTAAGTCTCCAATCATGTGAGGAGGAATGCGGAAAATACGCGCGATCTCATCAATCTGAAACTTTCTGGTCTCAAGAAACTGCGCCTGTTCAGGCGAGATGGAAATCGGAGTGTACTTCATGCCTTCTTCAAGAACAGCAACTTTATTAGAATTGGAAGATCCTCCAAAAGCCGAGTTCCAGCTCTGCCTGATGCGCTCCGGATCCTTTACAACGCCGGGATGCTCTAAGATGCCGCCTGGCGTCGCTCCGTTTGCAAAGAACTTGCTTCCGTATTCTTCAGTCGCAATGGCAAGGCCGATCGCGTTCTTTGCCATCGCGATAGGAGAGTACCCAACGAGCCCGTCAAAGCCCAGCCCTGGGATGTGAAGTACATCTCGAGGGGAAAGTCGAACGAGAGAACCTCTCATCGTGTGGGCTTCTTCCTGCGAGGTCTGGTACTCGTAGTAAAGCTGGCCAGATGCGTCCCGGTCTACGGTCATCTTGTTTGGCATCAGAGGATAGAGCGCGATGGTTTCTCCTTTACCATTTCGGATGATCTGCGCATAAGCATTACCCCAAAGGAGAAGGTGGGTCATCAACGTTTCCCGGAAAACAAAAGAGGTCATCTCTGGATTCGGCTCATCGTGAAGGATCGTGTAAAGTGGGTGATCGACCGCTTTCTCTTTTGAGCCTTCCTTGTTGTATCGGTAAAGGTGAAGGGGGAGACCAGCCACAGCTTCCGAGAGGATCCTCACGCAGGAGTAAACGGCGGTCATCTGCATGGCAGACCGCTCGGTTACGGATTTTCCAGAAGCCGTCCCTCCAAAGAAGAAGCGGTACATGCTTCCCGTGGTGGAGTCCTTCGGCTTGTCCCTTGATTTGAAGATTCCTTTAAATATGGTCATTGAAATTCCTCCTATAAGTGAAGCTTTTTATCGATTTCTAAAGCAGCTCTGCTCCCCAGGGTTTGGGAAATTTAAACAGGCAAAACTGCCAAAATAAAAGCGAGCTGCTTTATCATAAGCCCTCGCTGCGTCCTCGGCATTTTCAAATGTTCCGAGATGTTTTGTTTTATTGTGCAAGCTGATGTAAGCCCTGAATTTTCCTCTGTCCTTTCGAAAACTTACACCCTTGAATCCAGAAGTGTTGTGTTTTGGCAGACACATATTTCTCTGATTGTCGAGCTCTGTAGCAAGCCGGAGATTCTGCCTTCTGTTGTCCGATGGATCTCCATTAATATGATCAACATAATATTCCGGAGGTGCTTTCAACAATATGCGAGAAAGCCATACCACTTGCCCATCTATTGTTGACTCTGGATATCCACCGTGCTCTGTATACCAGTTTCTGTTCTCTACCAAAGGAAGATCCGCCTTATCAAAAATAAAAGAATTTCCATTTGCAGTTATGTACCGCATATGGTCGCCTTCAGATATTATCCGGTAACAATGACCGCATCTGACCTTTCGGCCTCTTAACAGCAGCTCTCTGCTCACCAGAATCTGATTGCCGCAGTCACAAGTACATCTGTAGAAACTCTGTCTTTTCTTTCTTCTCCCATAGTGAAAGTATCCTGCGAAGCTATCCACATGCAGCTTTCCAAAACGCTTTCCAACGATGTCGTTTTTATCCAAAAGATCACCTCAAATGAACAAGATCCCTCTGCTGTCATAGACCGACTCCCCAGCGTCGTTTCCGCACCGAATCGCCCGGTCTAAAGCCATAACAAGAGCGACGGCTCCATCGATTTTCTCGGTTGATTTCTCCTTATCCATCTTGATGTTTCCTGCAGGGTCCGTTCGGACATAAACGTTATCCATCATCCAGCGAAGGACCGGGTGGCCGCCATGCGCGATTTTCTGGTCCAGTGTAAGCCGCATCAGCTCCTTGGTAGGCGGGTTCATATCTCTGTACCCCTGGCCGAAAGGCACGACGGTAAAGCCCATGCCTTCTAAGTTCTGGACCATCTGGACGGCTCCCCAGCGGTCAAAGGCAATTTCTCGGATGTTGTACTTTTCTCCAAGGCGCTCGATGAATTTTTCGATGAAGCCGTAGTGGATGACGTTTCCTTCGGTGGTCAGAATTGCTCCCTGCTTCTGCCAGAGATCGTAAGGAACGTGATCTCTTCGGACGCGCAGGTCCAGCGTGTCTTCCGGCAGCCAGAAGTAGGGGAGAACGACGTATTTATCATTATCGTCTTCTGGAGGGAACACGAGAACAAAAGCGGTGATATCGGTGGTGGAGGAAAGGTCCAAGCCTCCGTAGCAGACTCTGCCATAGAGGTCTTCCTCCCGAATTTTAAAGGAGCAGGCGTCCCATTTATCCATCGGCATCCAGCGGACGGACTGCTTGACCCATTGATCAAGACGTAGCTGGCGGAAAGCGTTTTCTTCCTGCGGGTTCTGCTTGGCAGATTCGCAGGCGGCTTTGACTTTATCGATGCTGATCGTAACGCCAAGAGAAGGGTTTGCTTTCTTCCAAACTTCAGGGTCTGTCCAGTCCTCATCCATTGCGGCGCCATAGATCACCGGGTAAAAGGTCTCATCGTGCTTTCTTCCTTCCAGGATGTCTTCTGCCTTCTGGTGCAGCTCATAGCAGATGGAGTTTACGTCGTTTCCGGCTGTTGTGATGATGAAGTGGAGCGGGTTCTTCCTTGCGTCCGATGTACCCTTTGTCATCATGTCAAAGAATTTCCGGTCTTTCTGGACCCAGAGCTCATCAAACACCAGGCCAGACACATTCACACCGGACTTTCCGGCGACCTCTGCAGACACGGCCTTGTAGATGCTGTTGGTGGGGCGGAAATGAATGGTCTTTCGGCTGGGGCGGATATCGCAGTATTTCTTAAGCGTTTTATGGAGCTTGACCATGTCGCAGGCCACATCGAACACCAGAGAGGCCTGGTCCCGGTCCGCGGCGCAGCCGTAAACTTCAGCTCGCTGCTCACCGTCTGCACACAGCATGTAGAGGGCCACAGCCGCGGCAAGCTCGGATTTCCCGCACTTTTTTGGAATCTCAATGTAGGCGGTCGTAAACTGCCGGCAGTCGTTTGGCTTTAACACGCCGAATAAGTCGCGGATGATCTGTTCCTGCCAGGGCATTAAGTGAAAGGGCTTGTTGTAAAAGTCGCCCTTCGTGTGGGAAAGCTGCTCGATGAACATCACCACTAAGTCAGCTGCTGCTTTATCGTAATGCGATGTCTCTGCCATAAATTTTGTGGGTCTGTATCTTTCCAAATTCATTCCTCCAGGGCAAAAGAAAAGAACGCCAAGAGGCGTTCCGAGTGTGTTTATCTTTAATTGTATTGATGAATCAGGGCTGCATAGGCGAGCTGGCTTGTTTCATCTTCTGGCTCGATGTCCCAGCCGCGGTCGTAGCGGAGAGTCGTTTTGCTTCCAACGCGGAGCTTCATCTTGCTGATCCTGCCGCCCTCGATTCCGTTGTCCGAAGGCTCATCGTAGTGTTTTAGCTCGTATGTTACCGTTATTCCATCGATTTCAAGCGTTCCTTTTTCCCACATGGCGGCCTCCTTATGCGATTGTAAATTCGATTCCTTTCTTGGTTTCCGGCTCGTCCGTACCAAAGTGGTGGTCGTCCTTTCTTGTGACAATCTTGAGCGCTCCCATCTTCCAGCCGTTTGCGATCAGCCCGTAGATTCCATCCATCAGGCCGGTGCTCTGGTCGGTTACGACGATTGTGTTAATGCCCGCATCCTTAAGCGTTTCTGCGAAATCCTTCATGTCCTTAGGCCAAGGCAGGTCTTCGACTTCGAAGCAGTCCGCTCCGCGGTAGTTTACGTTCTGGTAGGCCCAGTAGGCTTTCATCGCGCCATCCGTGTAAGGAAATGGGTGTTCTTCTTCGAAGGCCTTTACCAGGGCGGTTCCTTCATCGTATTTTTCTTCGTCAAAAAGGATGCTGCGCTGTTTTCTAACGGCTTCTTTCTTTTCCTGGTAGTCGCTAACTGTTTTGTACATGCTTTCAAAATATGCGTTTTTCATGGTCTTTCCTCCGTTTTGTCTTTGCTTTTCTTTGCATGTACATATATCACTCTAAAACCTTGAAATAGCAAGCTTTATGTGGAATTTTCCTTCGTTATTTTTCGCTTCCTGTCAGGATGAAATGAACGTATTCTTTCCGGTGTTCTTCAAGGTAAAGAACCAGATCATAGTAGTCATAGTCGAAGGCAATCCGCTGAACTGTGATCGTATCTAGCATATTGGTAAGGCCGCTTCTTTGGATGGCAAGGATCTGCTTTTTGATTTCTTCAGTCATGGCATGTTCCTACTTTCCGTACGAGGTCTTCTCCAAAGATTACATTTAGGCCAGATCCGTTATCCCAGTGGACCAGGATGCTTCCGGTGTCGTCGACTCCGTAGACTGTGCCAAGTGTTCCTTTGGGTGGGGCCTGCACATCATCCATTTTGACGAGCTCGACTCTCGTTCCGGCTGGGTAGCCGGAGCGAAGAATCGATAAGGTTTCTTTTCCAATGATGCTCATGCGTTAGCTTCCTCCTTTGCTTCTGGGGTATTTCTAAACGCGGAGTTTCCGGATAAATTCCGTAGAAGTATCTTCCTATCAAGTTTGTAATCCGGCCCGATAAATCC